TTAATCCTGCTTTTTTTTAAAGTCCTCTTTTGGTTTTGTACTATTTTTATCAATTTCTTTTATTTGATTTTCTAATTCTATAATTTTTTCTTTTAAAATATTAATTTCCTCATCTTTATTATTAATTTCTTTTTTTAACTTCTCATTTATAACTCTATTTGTTTCTTCTATATGATTTTTTAACACAGATATTGTCTTTCTTGAAGTATCTGATTTTAAAGAAAAAAGACATCCCATTAATATAAGTATACTTATTCCTAGTGATATAATTCCAAACCATGTAGGTTTTTTAGTTGATATATTTAAAAAAGGTTTTATCATTCTAGGATCTTTATGTATTATAAAATCCACCATTGCAAAAATACAATATAAACTTAAAATCAAAACACCATCAACAGATAATACATATACAAGTCTATTAAAAGGATCGTATTCTAACAAATCTTTAAATTGAGAAAAATTCCACTGAATAAAAGAAAAAATTGCCATAAAAATTGCCATTATTGATACTAAATCTTTTTTTGTATTTTGAGATTCCCTACTTGCGATATTTATTTTTGAACGAGCCGAATTCATATCTTTAGTTGTTTTTTCCATTTTTATATTTAGCTCATTCATCTTTTGGTTTGTTTCTCTCATATTTTCATATGTTAATTTATTTTCAGCAATTAATTTATTCCATACTTTTATTCTTGATAAATCCATAGTAATATGATCATTTAGTTTTGTCAATTCTGCCAAATAAGGAAAAACCAAATCTTGATTACTAAATTCATTAAGTGTTCTCATATTTTCACCTAATCGATCTATCGAAATCATTGAATCATTTTCTGAATTGTTTTTTGAATTCATATCCAACAGAAGAGAAGTGATATCAGAATAAGTATGCCTAAATTCATCAGAATATATTTCTTTTAATCTTTCTAATGTTGCTTCACAGTAGTCTTTAGACATATCTATCTGTTTTGATAATTCAACAATAATCTTTTTTAAATTTATTCTTTTTGTTGTATTATCCATTGTTTTTTATCAACTCCAATGGGATAACTTTGTCATTCCCTTTTCCATTTTTGTAAATTTTGTCCCAAGCTTTTCCTGCTTGATGAGTTTCATCAACTAAATCCCAAGGTTTTTGATTTGCTCTTTTTGTTATTTCATCTAATAAAAAATCATCTAAAACTATATTTTTGGGATTGGGATTGTATTCTGTAGGAATAATTCTTAGTGATGAAAAAGCAGAAAAAGTATAATATGCCTCTCTCACAACTGGGCCAAATTGCCAAGCTCTAATTTTTTCATTAAATAAAGGAATTCCTTTTTTTTCTAAGTTAATTTTTTGTAAAAAATATAACATTTTTTGTAGCTGTAAATTACTTATAGGAGTTCCATTATCTGCACATTTTTTTAAAATAAACCAAGATAATTCAACCACATCAAACATTTTTATCCCTCCTCTAAAATATTTTTTTTATTAAAATATTATATATATTAACATAACTTTTCAATTATTTCAATAAAAATTTATTTTTTTAATCAATTTATTAATATAATAAGTTAATTCTTTTAATATTTAGACTGATAATAGAACAAAAAAGTCAAATAAAAAAGAGGGGCAGGACAAAATCCTACCCCATTATTCTTCCTTTTCTTCTCTCAGTTGCTCCAATGCTTTTTTAAGTTTTTTAGGTATTGGAACGCCTGCTTTTGCAATATTCTCTGTTATGCTTAATAATTCTGTTGCACAGTAAAACATTCCTACAAGAGTTCTAAATGCTAAGTCTGGAACTAATTTATGCATTAAACTAGCCCCGCATAAAATAACTAGGATTAAAAGTTTTTTTCTTAATCCCTTAAAAGCTCTCTTAGAATTAAGATTTTGCATTTTATACCCAACAATTAGCCCAGTTAAATAATCAAGGAACATCAAGCCAAATAATACCTTTGCTAATGTATCAAAGCCTCCTATTAACCATATCAAAAAAGCTATAAAATATGCTCCAAATTTTAATAAAATTGCCACTTTATCAACCCCTATAATTTTAATTTATCATACCAGTATGCGTAATACTCTTTCGCCTCTTTGGTTCTATCAATTACAGCTCTATCCTTGTATCCCTCATTCTTCAACTTAGGTTTCCAAGATGTTTCCCCAAAATATTTAACTGCCATATAAAATTTTCTTCTGGTTCTGTTATCTATCCCAGTTTCTTTCATAATAAAGTTAAATATTTTGTCTGCAAGAGTTCTATTTATACCTGTATTATTATAAGTACTGTACAAATAATCGTGGACCACTGCTGCATTAATATATTTGCCATAAGGATTATATAACCATTGTAAAGATTTAGGTACAGAGGCTCCATCAGTGATGAAACCTCTAAATACCTTAATATCATAACCATTGATTGAATAGATATAATCTTGGAGTAAAACTGCTTTTTTATTTGAAATAAACTCTAATTTTAATTTAGTTTTCTCCATCTTCCTCATTTCCTTTTATATCTACCTTAGAGCCTTTTCCAAATGTATTTGATATTCTTTGTAATGTTCTTTCTATTGCATCTATAATGCTTTTTTTGTTTATTACAGGAACTATTACTAATCTTACATACCAAGGCATTAAAGTTATAGCATTTTGAATATAAGCAATTGCTGCTGCTAACTTTTTTTGACCCTCTCCCGAATTAAATGATTGTTCTGAAAGTCTTATTGCCTTTTCCACTGTATCTGCATATTTCTTTTTAGATATTACTATAACTATAATAAATCCCAAAGCTAATGCTATACCAATCCAAGCCTCTTTTGTCATATTTGCAATATAAAATTTTACCATTTCAATTAAATTCCCCATTTTATTACCTCCTAAAATTTTTAATTTTTTTATAATAACTGTCTGGCCAGACTGTTTATTAATTAGTTTTCAATTTGGAAATGTGGACCATCTTTCAATGTCTTCCAATCTCCACCCCAAGTAATTACATAACCTAATTTTCTTGCTACTTCTTTAATATGATTTGCAACTTCCTTATAATATTTAAAATCCCAAGTTACTTTTCCATCAATCCATACAGCTATATCAACTGCTTTACCTGTTAAATGGTAGCTTTTTAAAGTCTTAGATTTTCCTTGTGCAACTAATTCTTTTTGTCTTTTGAGTGTTCTTATTCCTTCTGTTATAGAAAAATCATAAGGACTTTCTTTTATAGCCATATTCATAAGATTTTGAAGTCTTATATCTACTGTTGCAAGTTTTGCTTTGCTTCTTTCAGAAAACTTATTCATTTTTCTCATCTCCTTTATTTCTTTATATAAGAATTATTAAAATGACCTTGTAATATCAATTTTAAAGAGTTTTATTAAAGATAGCTATATAAAACTACCTTTAATTTATTTAGTCCCATTTAATATCTTCTAATTCTTCAACTAACTTACAAGCATTTAATTTATCATCTAGTTCATGAAATTTCTTGAATGCTTCTCTTTCTCTATCAGAATAAATTTCAGGTACCTCAGCTAATTTTTCATATGTAAAAGCTCTATAAGTATTATCAGCTAATCTCCATTCTTCAGTGTTATCTTTTTTTAATTTTCCTAGCAACAAACCTAATATAATTCTATTAAATTTGTCACGGTCCTCAGAATTTCTAACTTGAATCAAATATCCATCAATTTTTAAATCTGACTTTATAAATTCATCTCTTGAATTTTTTAATTCTTCTCTTTTTTTCTCTTTAAGTTTCTCTAATGATATAATTCCATTTTCAATTAATTCTTTGTTTGTTTTATTTACCACTTTTCCATCAACTACTTTTTGAAAATTTAAATCATAAGTTATTATCTGATTGTTTATAATAACTTGATTTTCTTCTAAAACTAATTGCCCACGACTTAATTTTTCAAGCTCTGTGGCTTCTCTAATTGAATTTGTTTTTTCATCATAAGTTATGTAAAATGGTAAATTTTCTCCAACAAATTCAACTGCATTTTCTCCTAACACATTTTTATAATCCACTATTTTTTCATTATTTGTTGCTAAAATTAATGAATTTCCATATTTTGCTTCTTCTTTATCTACATAAAAAAACATAAAATACCTCCTATTCAGTTCTTAACCACATATTAACAGTATAATAAGCAGGCCTGATATCTAATTCTTTGCCACTACCAGTTTCACTGATTGTTGCTTTATGAGTATGATCACCAGCTGTATATATTATTGGTGTCGCTGTCCCTGTGTTTTCTCCACCAGCAGCATTGGTTGAAATCCTTACTTCTTCATAATAATCTCCATCATTTTTGTCATCAAATGTTGATAATGTTGTGTTATTATGATAAGAACCATACCTTTTATTATTATAAAGTTGCCCATTTTCAGAAATATGTTTGTGGGCTACCTGTGTATGGCTATGAGATGTTTGGGTATGAGTATGGTTTCCAGCTTCATTTATGGTAATGTCGTGTGAATGAGGAGGCAAATCATCAATAGTTAAAGCTTTTGTATTACTTCCTCCTAGCATAGCCGTCTCTTCATTTGAGCTTGTTCCTTTTAAAAATCTATTTTCAATTTTTTGCCATTTTGTGCCTTGCCATATTGTTGATGGGTCTTCTGTTTTAGTTGTTACATAAATATCTCCAATATTGTAAGGACAGAAATTTAAAGCATTTATTTTTCTGTTCAATTCATCATATAATTTTTTTAATGCCATAGCTGTACCTTTATATCCACCATTTTGTGTGTAGTTATCTTCTAGGTATTCTTTTGTTATATACAAGTCTTTTCCAGAATTTGGCACTGTAATAGATTGAGCATTAGATGCTATTAAATTTAACTTTAATTCTATTTTAAAAGGTCCATCTGTTTCTGGTGGAATCCAAGAGGTTTCATCTCCATCATTCATGTAATAATACATTATTTCTTGCTCATTATCATTGACAAATACTCCTATTTCTCTTGGATAATACCCTGTTTTAAGACCCACATTATCAATGTTAGTTGTTAATATAACTGAGTCATGTTGCTGGTTTAAAGTTAATATTCCTTTATTAACTTTTTGGTTGATTAAATGCTCTAGCTCAGCAGGGTTATCGTAGTTGTCCAATCTACCATCACCTATTTTTATCTTAGAAAAGTTAACAGGTTTGTTCTCTGCTTGAATTTTAGCCAAGTATTCTCTACCTTTTTTAGTTATCCCATTAAATTTCATTTAGTCATACCTCCTGTTATTTGTTTATAACCTTTGATGTAAATAATATTATTTACAGTAAAGTCTTTCTTTTTATTTTCCTTAGTTGCTAATAACATTACTTCTTTAAAACCAGATATGTAGTATTTAGATGTGTTTATTTGCTTAAGCTCTATATAGTCTAAGTGGCTTCTAACGTTTTTATTAGCTTCTATATTTTCCATTAATTCTCTATACTCTCTAGGATCTACTATTTTCTTATCCGTATAGATTCTAAAAGTACCAGGTCTACCATTGTAAGCAGTCCATTCTTTTACGTCAAATCCTTTGTACAATAGACCACACACATCTTTTAATACTTTAGTTGTACCTATATTAATTTTAGAAAATATAGCCCTTTTGACTATTTTTTTCTTTTCTTCAAGAGTTGCATTTTTAGTGAATATAGAGTATTCCCATAGTAGCATATTAATCTCTTGTTCATTCATTAAGTCAATTATTTCTAGCTTTTTTAATTCTCTGTTTATGATAGAGTTTCTACTTCTCAAGACATAGTCTATAGACTCATATATCCATTTAGTTGTAGCATCATCAAGAGTAGATACTGCAGCAATGTCTGTTAATTTCAAGTCATCTATTAATATCATATGTCTTCAACTCCTAGATAATTGACTACTACACTAGCATTACATTTAGCAAACTGATGTGGCTCTAATTTTTTGTATGTTGGAGATGTAATAACAGTTCTCTTTACTCCAGCGAGTTTTAATCTTTTGATTAGTTCGTCTGGAATAATGTCTCTTCCAAGTTTATTCTTTTGCCATTCTATATACTCATTTACAGCCTTTTGTACTTTAGCTTTTATAGAGTTAATATTGATTTCATCAGCTTTGTTTATGTAATAATCAAACTCAACTTTATAATTCACAACTTCAGGGCTTTTTACTGTAACTTTATCTGTCAAAGGTCTTATTTCATCAGAATTTACAACCTTTAAAACTTGATTTTTCATTTCTTGTGTTGGTACTCCTTCTTTTGTAAGTACATAAATATCAACTTCGCAAGGATTTTGACTTTTAACTGTAACATCAATTATTTCAGGAGATGTTGATAAAGTCCAAAATACATATGCTCCTTCTGAACCAGCGACTGAAAAAGAGTCAGGTACAAGTCTTAATCTCTCTCTATAGACCTCGTCTTCTTCTAAGTCTGTTCCACCATTTGAAATTGTGATATTCTCTACTTTAGAAAAATAAGGATATAAGTCAACCATTGTATTGATATGTCCTACAGGGATACTATTCCCTATTGTTCCTGGTGTTTTACATGTAGCAATTCCATCTACAAACAAAGCATTTTCTACAATAGAATACTCTTCATTTGTTTCAAAATAAAGGTCATTATATCTAATTAAGCTCCCTTTTGGGATTACAATTTTCTTTTGCTTAGGAGAAATGATATAAAATCTAAATGTAGCCTTTGCATATTGTTCATCTAATCTAAGTCCTCTGTCTCCATACCTATCTCCTAATAAATCTAATCTGTTGTCCCTTGCATACTTCAAATAATTTTGTTTTAAATTATCATTATAGTTTTCTTCTCTCATAGCAATTAAATAAGCAACACTTGCAAATATGAGCCCCTCAGGAGAGTATTTTGATATTTTTCTTCCACTTAGTTCTTGAAACTTATCTTGCATTTGTTGCCTTAATTCTTCTGCATTGGATTCTATAATTTCATAAGTATCTTCGTTCATATAATCACCTCTATTTCTAGCATTATTTCTAAGTCGTTATTTTCCAACTTTAAATCTAAATTTTTAAGAAGTGCTCTTGGCTCATACTTCTTTAAATTTGTCATCAATAAGCCAATAAGCTTGTTTTTAATTACAGGAATATTTTTATCCACCATATCGCTATCCAAAGAAAATTCTCTCATTAGAGGTTGTTCTTCCTTTGTAACTCTTAGTATCATGTGTACATTTCTTACCACATCTTCTATCTCATTTTGTGGGTTATAGTTTATTTCATCTTTAGAATTTATAGAAAATATCATGATTTAAACACCTTCTTTTGTAGATTTTTTACAGTGTCCTCATACTCAACCCCAAGAATAGTCTTAGCTTTTTGTCTGTACTCTATCTTTTTTTGGTATTGCAAAGGGTCATCTACGTACTCCAGTAAAGTTATATCTAGGTTAATGTAGTCAAACTCTCCTGTTGCAGCATTGAAATGTGATAGAGTTTCGTCTATCCCAGTTATCAGAAATGGAAACTCTCCAATGACATGATAGCCAAGAATTAAAGGAGCATATTTTCCCAACTCCATAAACTCCTTTAACATCTGTAAATGCACACTAGGAGCTTTAGTAAGACCCGCTATCAACTCTATTGATAAACTGACTTCCATAAGCTCTCTGCCTTGTTGTCTTACTTTACCAATCCCATAAATAGGCTCATGTTGAGTTATTTTAGCTTTTCTGCTTCTCGATAATTCCTTCTTTAAAGAAAATACATTTAAGTCACTTGCATAAAAAATTATGTCTCCTAAGCTTCCTATCATGATGGACCTCCTGTCTTGCTATTTCCAGGTTGTATTCCTGAGTGGGTATGTGTATTAAGATTAATGCCGTTTAACATAGCTGTACCTTTCGTATCTGTATCAGATTTAAAAGTAGCATTTCCATCTACAGTTAAAGTCTTTTTTATCTCAACATCTGCAGTAATAACTACTTTTGTGACAGGAGATAATGTTAAAACTCCATCTTTGTAAGAATAGAACCCACCATCTGAGAATGTCCTTTTTACTTCTCCTTCAGAAATTCCTGATGGTCTCATAGGGCAACCTAAGATGTAACCTTGCTCCATCATATCAGGTAATGATAAGACTATGACTGTTTGCCCTACCTTGAGATGATAATTATCTGAATGTGACTCTGAGAATGGGACTAGTATATTTAACCAATCTGAAATCTTGTTATCTCTGTCAGGAAATATAACTCTTGCTTTACCATTAGCTATGTCTATATCATTTACTTCCCCTTGTTTCAAGATATCCAGCATTCTTGCTCACCACCTTTTTCTTAGCTTTTCTTTTTTCTCTTTCATTTTTTCTAGCTTTTTTCCTAACTTCTTTTTCTTTTTCCTTCTTATCTCTTTTAGCTTTATCAATTGCTTTTGCTCTTTGTTCTGCATTTTGTCTAGCCCCAACTTTAAAAGCTTCTATATCACAAGTGTAGTCCCCCAAGATATTATGAGTAACTTTATCAATCACATATCTTCCTGCAAATCTACCAAAACTGTCGTCTAGCTCTATAATGCAACCAGCACAGTACATAACATCTCCATCAACAGTTAAGTTTATGGAATATTCTTGCTTTAAACTATCTTTTAAAGTCTTCTCCGTAACTTTCTTAGCTTGAGATTTCCCTTTAGTTTTAATCTTTTTAGTCTTAGCCTTTTTAACTCTTTTTTTTGATTTTTCCTTACTAGCCTTTTCTTTAAAAGCCAAATATCCACTACCATCATCAAGCATTTTTTACCTCATTTCTTTTCTCAAGTTCTTCTTTAGTAATTGTCTCTACAATGTGTTTTTTCTTGTCTGCATCATAATAGCTAACCTCGACTTTATCATAAATTCCTTGATTCTTTTTCTTTAGAGTAAAGCTCCTAATACGAGGGTCTTTAATACTAAAAACATCGATGTTATCGTTATCAATTAATGCATCATCATTAAAGACTATTAGCTTATCATCAGTGACTTTTAAACTTAGAGCTGTTTCAGATAGAATTCTTTTTAAAAAACTAAGGTCTGTTTCTCTATCCTGATCCAATCTATCAAAAAATATATCATCACAATGCAGTTCATAATTCAACTCATGTTTTGTAGCAATTTTTGAAATTAATTCTTTAAGAGTTATTTTCTCCCAAGCCACACTATTTACCTGCTCTCTAATAGTTTGGTCTAATGGCAGAGCTAAACATTTTAATGATAACCTTTGATTATTAAAAGTAGGCTCATCTACATAAAAAGAACCTAAATCCAAAAATCTAGGCTTACCATTTTCAGTTTGAACTATTCCAACCAAAAGCTTTGCATTTTCATCTGGATACCATTCATTAAGCCATCTATAATCTAAGTTTTCAATATCTAACTCCAAATCATCAATAGCATTTTTAGAATTATCAGTATAGGTTAAAGATGAAATACTAGGCTGTATTTCATCTGTAATGTCTACACTTTCAAAAAAGACTATTATTTTTATATTTCTAGCTATCCCATTTTAATCGCCATCCTTTGCAATAAAAAAGAGGAGCTTTTATACTCCTCTTAATTTTGATAGATCAATTAACAAGATTTTTTAATCCCTAAATAAAGTGTCTATATCATAATTTTCTTTAATCCATTCTATGAAGTCATCTCTATTAGTTCTTGCTCTCCCTTTTTCTTTCTTATATTTATCTATTAAAACCTCTACCATTTCTATATTATCATTACTTTGGCTCTTACCTAACTTTCTTAGGACATAAGCAGGTTCATAAGGTTCTGATTTATTAACATAAGTATTTTCTACTGTTGCCATTTTAAAACTCCTTTCTTATTTTATAGTTCCTAAATAAAATTCAGATGAACCTCTTCCGGGTTTATATGTTGCATCCCCAGTTATTTCAGCTGGAATTTTATATACTATATTAGTTGTCTTAGCTGTTAAAGGATTTAATTGATCTAAGAATAATCCCCATCCATCTTCTAAAATAGTTTCAGTGTGGTCATATTCATATTCTGTTCCATTATAATTTATAAATACTGATCCATCTACAACCATTCTACTTTCTTTGTCAGCATTTTTGAAAGTAACATTAATTATTAAATACTTAGTATCTTTTTCAGCTTTTAATTCTTCAAAGTCACTAATTTTTTTACTGTTTACAACTTCAACAGAATTAACAGTTACTTCAAAATAGTCATCCTTAACAGTTTCCCCTACACTAGCATAGTTATTTGATTCATTTGCATTTTCAGTTTTAGCTGCTTCAGAATTAGATTTAGAACCACTATTTCCTCCAGCAAAAGTACCTATCAAAAATATAGCAATAATTACCCCAACTACTCCATACAAAACTTTTTTCATATAATGTCCTCCTAATAAAATATAATACCTATTGTACTATAAATATTTTATAAAATCAATATTATTACATTTTTATCTTTTCCAAGGTGGTAATTTAGAAGTATCAGCTGTATTAATCCTAATATTTAGCTCTGGTACTATGATAGGGATATTAGAATCGAATACTGCGATAGATAACAGATTAAGATTAGCTCTCATAAGTTGATGAAAATATTGCTCAGAACCAAACAATTTATAACTTATTAAGTCCCAAGTATCTCCACTCAATGTTTTATAAACTTTTACTTTTTTCATACTATCGCCGTCCTTCTTTTCTTACTTTGCATTTCTTCAAGTACTCTTTTAACTTCTCTAGCAATGTCTGTAGCATTTCCAGAACCACCATTGACATTTATAGTTATAGTATCTCCGCCTATAATTGTTTTTGAATTATTATTAGAGATATTTCTTATTCTGTCTTTTAAAAAAGATACCCTTGAAGATAAAGATTTTCTTGTTTGTGAATTATTTAAAATTCTAGCTCCTTTTGGTAAATTAGCTAATGTTTGTGAATTTACTAAAAAAGAACTGTTATTCATTTCCACAAGTTCAGTCCCTCTTTCAGCAAGAGTTGTAAGCCCTCCACCAAAATAATTTGTTCCAGAATAATTTTGTGGAATAGCATTATCTTTTTTACCAAACCAATTGAATGGGTTTAATTTAGAGCCTAAGGATTTTAAATCTTCCCATTTATTATGTAACCAATCAAAGAAACCTTTAAATGCATCTTTTATTTTATCAATAATAGCAGCTCCACTCTCTTTTAATCCATTCCAAGCCTTAGCACCAATATCTACCAAAGCATTAAATTGACCTTTTATCCATTCCCAAACACTTGAAAAAGTATCTTTAATAGCTTTCCATACAGCATTAACCATATTTCTAAACCATTCACATTTTTTATATAAAACTACAAATATAGCAATAACAGCTACAATTGCAACTATAATAAGTCCTATTGGATTTGCTGTAAGAGCTATTCTTAAAGCGGTACCTACCATTTTTATAACAGTTATGAATTTTCCACCTAAGAATTTTCCAATCTTCATAAACGTTCCAAATAGTTTTGAAGCTAAAGGAAACATTCTTTTTAATGCAAATAATAAACCTCCTTTGCTTTTAAAAGCACCAAACTTATATAACCAACCTACACCTTTAGCAAACGGTCCTAACAATATTTTATTAGCAACACCCATTCCCAAATTCATAGCTGCAAATCCAGCAACCATCTTAACTATAAAAGCTACTAGCTTAGGATTTTCTTTTATGAAATTAGCTATCTTTCCTGCAAATTCTTTAAAAGTATTTAAAGTTTCTTTAAGTTCAGGAGCTATACTCTTTCCAATATCTGCAAGAGCATTAAAAGCATTATTCCTAAACATCTTTAATTGATTAGATAAAGTGTTTATTCTGTCTTCATACTCTCCATTAACTCTTTCATTTTCAGATACAGCTTGTTTTGCTTTGTCTAGTTTTTCCTTAACTCCATCTAAGTTTTCAGATAATACCGATAATCCGTTAATTACAGATTTATCACTTCCAAAGATATCGCTAATTAATGCTGACTTCTCTGTGACATCAGAATTTTTAATTCTTTCTAGTACTTTTAAGATAGTACCTTCAGCATTTTCAGCCATTTCTTTGTTTATAGTTCTAGGATCAAACCCTAAGTATTCCAATGCAGCTGCTTTATTCTTAGTGTTAGCACCTTGCGATAGTTCTGAATACAATTTACCAAGAACTGTACTTGTTTGTTCAGCACTTACATTAGCTGATATAAGAGATGTAGCAAATGCCATATTAGATTCTTTAGATAAGTTTATAGATTTAGCAAATCCTCCAGTTCTTGCTGATACATCAGCTAGTTGTGCAGCAGTAACTGAGTAGTTGTTAGACAACATATTTAGTGTATCCATATAAGAGAATAATTCATCTTTAGATAAATTTAATTGCTCTTTTGTTTTCGCTAAAAATGTCCCTGCTTCATCAGTAGAAATATCAAACGCTACTTTCATTTTACCAGCCATATCTGTATAAGCTACTATATCTTCACCTTTTATTCCAGATTGAGCTAAACTTCCTGCTATTTGATTTACTTCTATTTGAGATAAAGGACTATTTTTAGATATCTCAGCTAATTTATCATAATATTTTTCAGCTTCTTTTCCTAAAATTTTTCTTAAATCAGCTTGAGATTCTTCTACATCCATATAGAATTTAACTGGAAGAGCTAAAGCAGCACCTGTTGCTAATCCTGTTTTAATTTGTTCACTACCCTTTTGAGAAAATTTACTTCCTAAATCAGAGATAGCTTGTGCTTTGCTTAAATCTTTTTTTAATTTTTCCTGTTTCTCAAGTTCATCATTAACTTCTTTTAATTTCTTTTTATATCCCTCTAATTTTATGCTCTCTTTTTCTAATTCACTTCTTGCAGCTTGAAAGATGTGCTTTTGTCTTTCTTTTTGTTTATTAAGTTTTTCAACATGCTTTTCAGCATTTTTTATTTGTTCCTTAAATTCTGCAGTAACATTGTTTGATTTTAAATATGCTTTTCTTAAACTTTCTAAATTTTTAACTGCTTTATTGTATTCTGAATTAGCATTTTTATATGCCTCAGCAACCTTGTCTAAACTTTCTAATTTTTTTTGCGATTTCACCAAATCTTCTGTAGAGTCTTTCACATCTTTCATAGCTTGGGTTGCTTTAGATAGTGCTGTCATAGCTCCTGCTGCTCCTGCTACACTCATTTGCCAAACTAAACTCATATCTTTTGACATTCTGCCACCTCATCATTTATTTTGTTGACTTTTAAAAGTAAATATTATATATTATAAAAAACAATAGGGAAAAGGAGGTATTTTAGTGAATAACAAAGAAATTATATTTAAAGGTTTTAAAAAATCACCTTTTTTATTTAGCTTTTGTGTTTTGGGTATGATACTTCTGACAACTTTATTTTTAATTCTAACTCCAATAGGCTGGTTAATTTTAGCAGGTTTTTATGGAGCTTTTACAGATGGTTCCACTTTTCAAAAAATTATATCTATGGTATCAATAATTATATATATTTTTGGAACTCTAACATTAATAGATACAATATGTAATAACACACCATAAGAGGCTAAACCACAGCCTCTTTTTTAATCTTCTTTACTTTGCCTTTCTTCCTCTTCCTCAACTAGCTTATTAGCCTTAGCTATCCAGTAATCAAGTTCATACAAGCTACAATCTAACATTGAATCATAGCTCATATTAACTTTAAAATAATTTAGAACTCTTAAAAGTTCAGTTATCATATCCAGATAGATTAAGCACCAATTTCCTCTGCTGTTTCCTCTATAATATTCTTCTGATCCTCTTTCTCGTCCCAGCCTTTGCTCAAAAAACGCTTTACCCCATTCACCACCTTCAAGTAGTCAACAGATACAAGATTTAATAAATCTCCGTATTTAACACCAAGAGCTTTTGCTGCTACTGTTACGGCCCAAGAATCTTCTAATTCTTTTACTGCTCCTGCATCTTTATTTCTTGCTTTAAACTCTTTTTCACACTGCATAAAGTCTTTACCTGTCATTTCTTCAATATTTATATCCAATTCTTCAAATTCTTTTCCACCAAAATTGTATAATTGTGATAATTGTACTTTCATTTATTCCTCCTTAATTTAATCCTAAATATCTTCTAACTGCTTCATTAGCTAATCCGTGAATAACATTTACATTGTTAAGTACATCTATTTCTATAACTGTTTTTCCACCAATTTCTAATTTATAATAAGTAACAGACAAATCAATAGATGTTTCTAGCTTTCCGCTAGGTTTCATCTTTAACCCATCCATTTTCTTAATAAGTCCTTTAAAAGTAGCATCTATGCCATAAACATCTGCTCCATGTGTTCCTCTGTTCATAGCTTGTGCTGCCCCTTTGCACTCAATCAAAATAGATTTCTCATTATTGATTTCTAAGACAGTTTCATCAACACAATCCATTTTTATTTTAGCTTCCAACTTTTTAAAATGCCCCATTAAAGGTACTTCTAATTCTGCTGTTAATCCCATTTGTTCTGATGTAACTGTATCATATTCAATATTAGGTAATTCAACTTCTGAAATACCTGCTAGATCATTAGAACCATTAAAATATGTTTCAGCATCTATTAGAGCATTAGGTATTTGTTTTCTTCCCATCTTTTTCCCTCCTTATTAAGCTGTTAAACTTTCAGCAAATTTTTGTAAAGCATCAACATCATAAACTTTCTTAAATGTTATGGATTTTGCTCCTGGTATTATTCCAAGGTCAATAGTCCAAGTAATATCTCCATTTATAATATCTATCAAACTGTTATCGGCTGCATAGAAATTAACTTTTGCTGATAATAATTGGTCTGCTGCAACAAGTGCATTAAGTCTAATGTTCATTGACTTTTTCATTGTTTCAGCCATTTTTAAAGTAAATTTCTTATCTACATTACCAAAATAAGATATTACAAGTTCATTACCTATGTATTTAAACATTCTACGACCATAAATAAACTTATCTTTTGGATCAGTTGCTAATGGATTCTTAGCTGTTTCAGAACCCCAACATCTCCATCCTTTGAAGTTTATAGCAGTAACTACTCCATTTTTATTTAAGAAATTGGCTTGTTGTTCCTTATCTAACCTTATTTCTTCATAACTTCCACTAGCATTTTTCCATACAAAAGCATCCATTTTGTATGAGTAATTAGATGGACCTTGACTAGGTACTCCATTGTTTTCTCCATCTACTTTCATAGATAAAGCTGCATAGTGGATAGATTGATAATATACTTCTCCTGAAAGTCTAATCTTTCCATATAAAATAACTTGGTCATTACTTAAAATATTATTAGTTTCTTTCCATTCAACCAATTCATTATATTTCTTATCAATAGGAGCATTAATTAAAACCATAGCTTCAAACATTCCACCATTTAAATTTTTAGATTTAGTTTCCATAATAGCTGCAACATCACTTTCATGAGAAAAATCAGGAACATCTATAAAAGCTGGTAATTCTGAATATTTTAGAAATATCTCATTAACTAACTCTAACCCAGTTCTTTTCATTGTTGCACTGTCAAAACCACCTATTGCTTCTGTTTTAGTAACTTTTGATAAATCAACTTCTTCATATTCAACATCAATATTATTTCCAGCTACTGTTGCATATATTTCTAATCCTTCTGATGTATAAACTATTCTTGCATCTGAAATAACTTGTTTTCCAGCACTATTTTTAACAACAACAGTTTCAGGAATTATCTTATGACTTGGAATTAATATTTTTCCTTTTTCAAGAGCTTTATTAGTCAGTGTTTTCTTAGCTGATTTATGCTTAGTTAAATCTAAGATATTAACTACATAAAGTGGTGCAACGGCATACAATTCAAAGAAAACTTTGATAGCTTGTGATATAGAGAAATCTAAATCATAAGTGTCTCCAAAGTATTGAATAGCTTCCTGATAAGTTCCAATTCTTATCACTTCATTTACTTTTCTGTTTTCTGCTTTAACTTTGTGAATTGGTGCTGTTCCAACTATAAAATGCCCATAATCTAAAACCACAGGTAACTGAAAGGCTGTAGCCCCTTCTTGTTGGTATGTACCATGTTTATAACTCATTTCTACCTCCTACTAACTCATCTACTATAGAATTAAAATATTGATAGTCCTTATTGATTTTTGGATAATCTTCTACAGGAATTAATAATCTTCCTAGTAGAGGATATTTTTCAATAAGTTTCTCAATTTCTTCTCCAAAATACACAGTCCCTCTTACAAAGAGAAACTCAGGTAATTCTAATTTTTTACCTACATAAATATATTTTTTCATTTTCCACTCCTTCCTAAAAGTTTTGCTATTTTTCTATCAATTATTTCAGAAGTGTCAGGTATTCCGAATACTCTAAATCTACAAACAGAGTAAAAATAAGGCTCTGCTTCTGCAGTAAAGTACTCTATCGAAAACGGATATGATTGATCCACAGCAAATTTTCCATCTACTGTACTTTCATTTAAAAACTCTTTTTTCAAATAATCTCCAATAGACAAATTGCTTAAATAATCTTCTTCTTTATCCATTTTGCTACCTAACCATACTTCTAAATCTACTGGTACATCATAACTATCTATCCCATTCCTAGTCTGTTCAAACTTAGTAACCCTTAAAACAGCAAAAGGAAAGAGATCTTTTTCACTCTTTCCTTCTTCTCTATCCTCATGATTTATTTCTGGTAGAAGTCCATGATATACAGTTATATTTTTATCTTTTAATTTCTCAACTAAGAAATCAAATATTAATTTTTCTACTTCAAGAATCATAATCCTATCACCCTGTTTATTTCATGCTCTAATCTCATTCTGAATTTTTCATCTGCATAGCCTTGTAGATATTCTAAAATAGACAAGTTTCCAAGCATTTGAGGTGCTGAAACTGACATAAGTCTTTTTATAGTTTCTCTTTTTCTACCATTTTTTGTAATGAATTTACCTGTTCTTTCAAAAGCTCCAAGTTTTCCACTCTTATATGCTATAAAAGCATTTGGTAAAGATTTGTATCCACCTTTTTTAACGGCTGCTTGAACTATTTTTCCTTTTATCCTAGTCTTAGGATTTAACTTAAAATGGTCTAAACCTATAACTCTACCGCTACTTATGTTAGAGCCTGTCAAATTACTTTTACTAGTTTTAAAGACATTAACACTACTAAGCAATTTACTTTTTTGTGCAAAATAAGACTCCGTTGTCTTTCTGATTTGCTCAGTTTTTACCATCTCAAGTGAACGATTAATAGCCCTTGAAATACAACCTGGTAGCTCGCTCTCATACTTTCCAAGAGTATTGATAACTTCATTTATTCCAGTAGTTTCAACTTTAATTCCTATCATTTTTCATCATACCTCGTTAAGTCTATCTCTAGTAAACCCATGTCTTCCTTAGTTTCTTCTACTAAATATCTAATTCCATCTACTAAGATTTTTTCTCCAGAATGAGGTGGGTATTTAAAGAAGGACTTTTCTATAAAAAGTGTCATACCTTCGATAAATAACCCGTCATTCTCTAAAGATTTAGTTCTATTTCTTTGCTTATTCTGAAATCTTTCTTCATCGATAACACAGATAGTTTCTTTTTTTCCTATAGTATGTGTATCTCCAAACTCTTCTAAATTCAGAAAAACACTTACTATATCACTAGCTACTTCTTCTTTAAAGCCCATATTTAAGCCCTTTTAGATTTTTTTGAATTTTTATTAGCTTCTTCAACTTCTGTGTTTTCTTCAGTAGTTTCTTCAACTTCTTCAAGATTTTCAGTTTCTTCAGTAACTTCTTCTGATTCTACAAGTTCAAGGGTTTTAACTCTTTCTATGATATCTGATTCTAATATATCTACTACTTCACCAGAATTATAAACTATTCCACCATAAATTAGTGATTGAATAACTTTTAATTTCATATTACACCTCCTTATTTAACTTTTAAAACCTTTATTGCATCTATATCAAATGGAACAGGTAAAGGTCTTGATTCTGTTCTTACTTCAAGAGTATTAACTTTTGTATCTTCATCTTCAAAAGGTACTCTTTCTGCAACTATTATCCCTTTAGCTATATCTGCTGCTGGTCCATAATGTAAAGTATTATTAGATGGAGCAAATAATACTCTTCCTTCTGGAATCATTTTCACTGTATCATATGTTTTTCCATCAGGTTTTAACACTGAATGTTGAGTTTGGTATGAATAAATAGGGATATTATAAGGGGCTAATGTTCCAATATATATTGCTCCACTTGCTAATTCTTTAGGGTCTATTTGTCCAAAATTAGCATTTTTGACATCTAATAATTTAGCTATTTTCTCATTTTGACTGAATAGTCTTGCTGCAACTGGATCCATTACTATGTGCTCAACTTTTTGACCTGTAGTTTCTCCTATTAATGTAATTACAGATTCTATGTCCCCTGAAATATCTGCATTTGGTTGATTCCATAATGTAGTAGGTGTGATTTCTTGAATTGTTCCATACTCTATTTTATCTTCAATTCCTTCTCCTTTTACTACTATAGAACCCTTGAACATTAAGTCAATGCACATTAATTCTTCTCTTCTTGAGATTTGGTCTTCAAAGTCTGCAAATGCTTCTCCAATTAATTTTGCTTTTTTTTCTTCTGGAGATATTCCACCATAAATAGTTTCTCCAGCTGATTTAGCAAAATAAATTTCTTGTGCAGAGAATGTTTTCTTTGGTGCTACTTTTGGTGCAGAGTAGTATTTAGATGCATAACTTCTTTTTACCACTTCTGTTCCTGGGATTAATTCAGACACGAAAGGAGCTACTAATTGTCTACCTTTTCTATACTCAATTTCCCATTTTGGATATTCATGAGTTTCATGTTTTGCAAAAAACATGTCTCTGATAAATGTCTTTGGTTTTATAACTGACTGGTCATATACTCCTAAAAAATCGATTAATACTGCCATTAATATCTACCTCCTAATTCTTTCACTATTATTCCTTTATCTCTTGCTTTTTTGATAAAGTCTGCTTTTACTGTTGCTGCTTTTAATTCAAGTCCTTCGAAAATAACTTCTCCAAACACTACAACTGTAGTTTTAGTCTTAGCTGTAGTTCCATCAGCTGTTTCTAAAACTATACCAAATAAATCTGTTCCATCAGATAATTCTGCACTTGCATTTACCGCTTGTCCTCTCTTAACTGATTTCCCTTGTGGCACTTCTAATTCCATAACCTTATGCCCTGTTCCACTTAATATTTGGTCTACTCCATATTTTTTACCATCTTCTATAAAGCTCATTTTGTACCTCCTGTCTTTTTATTCATATACTTTAAAATATTGTTTAATGGTATTCCTACAACTGTTCCTGTTTCCCCTGCTTCTGCTTTTGGAGCTACTGGTACTGCTGTTGCTTGACTCTCTTCTTGTATGTTTTTAAGAGTCTCTTTATTCTTTTCTTTTTTGATGTTTAATATTTTTAATGCTAGATTTGCAGCATCAACTGGTTCTTTAAATTTAGCTGTGCTTACAACATCATCAAATCCTGCTATTTCGAGATTTTCAATCGCTTCAATTCTGTTTCTTTCTCCTTGAATTGCTAAATTAACTATATTTTCATACAGTTCTGGATAAGTTGCTTTGAACTTCTCTACAGTCATTTCTTCTGTGTTTGTAGCTGTATTTTGAGTTGGCTCTGGAACAGGTTCTGTTACTGGTTCTGTAGGATTAGATCCAGGAAAATTTTTAAATTTAGAAATATCAAAAGCTAAACTATTCACTATAAGTAAATTATTAACATTTTGAGGTTTTTCCATTTCTCCAACTATTTCATCAATAAAACCATATTCCTTAGCTTCTTCTGCATTAAACCATTTTTCCTCATCCATAAGAGCCGATAATTCTTCTTTTGTCTTATCTTTGGCTTTTGCTAAGTAAGTTTCTAAAATACTATCTTTAACCTTATCTAAAAGAACTCCAGTCTTTTCTAGCTCTTGCTTGTTTCCATAAGCCCATGTTAATGGGTTATGTATCATAAACAGAGCATTTTTTGGCATTTTTACTACATCACAAGCACTAGTTATAATAGTTGCTGCACTTGCTGCAAGTCCATCGATAAATGCTGTAACTTTAGCCTTGTGATTTTTCAATGTGTTAGCTATCGCCACCGCAGCAAATACACTTCCACCAGGTGAGTTAATGTGCACATTTATATTTTCCACAGCACCTAAATTTCCGATTTCTTCTTTAATCGTTTTGTCACACACATCATCCCAATATTCATCAGAGCCAATAGTCCCATACATTACGATATCGGCACTTTTAGCTTCTTCATTCTTCATTATGTTCCAAAACTTCTTTGTCATTTTCGGCATTGTTAATCATCACTCCTTTTTCTTCTAATAATTTATTTTCTTTTGCTAAGATTCTTACATTTTGCTCAAAATCACCCCCGTTAAGCTCGACAGTTTCTTTTGTTCTAGTAGAGAATCCTTGTTGAACTCTTAATGTACTTGCTTTAACTTCTTTAAGTGGGTCAAGTTGTCCTTGACTAGGTCCATTCCATTGAGCTCCACTCCAAGCTTTTGTTAGCAATGGATCTTCTCCATAGTTTTTCATATCTACTCTACCTAGCAAATAAGCTTCTCTTAACCATTCTTCATATACTACTTGTGTAAAATTGCTAGAGAACCAATCTCTTCTCTTTCTAAACATCTTCCAAGCTTCCAATAAAGCAGCTCTACTCGCTGAATAACTAGCAGTAAAATGCTTGATTAGTAACTCGTAAGGAACTTCTAAAGCAGCTCCTATTTGCCTTAAAATTGAAGTAACAAAAGGGTCGAACTGTGCATTAGGTCTACCAGGATTGGTTGCGACAACCTTTTCTCCAGGATTAAGCCCCTGTACTAAACCTGGGGTTAGTTCTATAGTTTCATCATTAGAACTATCTATTTGCTCTGTTTCATCTAAGACTTCATGGTCTGCAATATTAGCCCCTTGTGCATTGTCCTTATCACTTTCAATAAATATCGCATACATCCCACTTACAACTGCCGCCATAAGTTCTGCGTCAGTATATCTATCCAGTTGCTTTAAAGCTTCAATTACTGGAGACAAAATAGGTATACCTCTGACTTGTTCAGGTCTTTCAGCTAGCATTATGTGTAGAATGTTTAACTGTTCTTCTTTTCCATAAACTGAAATAAAGTCAGTTTCTACATTTCCTGATACATCGAGTGGGTGCTTTCTTGCAATATAATATCCAGAGATTCTATTATTGCTATCGATTTTTACTCCGTCAACAATACTCTCATCATTTTGCAATATAGAAGGTGTCATAACTCTATCAGGCTCAATTATCTGTAGTTTTAGGCTATATGGATTCTTAGGTGTTAGAAAATAGTTAAATTTCACAAAGCACTCGCCATTTAGGAGAATAGTTAAGAATACTAAATCTTGGATTTGGTCAAAATTAAGAACTCCCATCTGTTCAATCTTATTGTCTGCCCATAATTTGAATTCTTTTTCAATTGTAGTTTCAATAGTTTCAGCTTCTTCTTCACTAATTCCTAAAACTTCGTAATCAATAGATGATTTTAACTTCAACCCACTACCAATCACGTTAGAATTAATAGTTTTCATAACTCCTTGAGCAACAGGAGCTCCCATATACAAGTCCCTTGACCTTTCAACTAGCTTTTTTCTGTTCTTGTAGATGTCTTTTTTAACTCCACCACCTGTTGAAATCCAACCTTTCATAGAACTTTTTCTTGTAGACGCCCCATGATTTGAGTATCCTGTGTTTAGAATTTCTATTTTTTTTCTAGCAACTTCTCTTTCAAGAGCCTTTTCTGGACTAAAAAAAGCTATTGCTTTATCTAATATATTCATTTTTCACCTCCTTTTGCGATAAAAAAAGAAGTATTTCACTCCTTATAAATCTCTAGGTATTACTCTTCTTCCTAATTTTTTTCTTCCATTATTGTTTAACTTGTCTAGTTCACCTTCCCAGAAGGCTCTTCCTTTTCTAATTTCAGATAAATCTTCTCTTTCAAGTTCTCTTGTTCCTATTTTATAACTCTTTCCAGATAATACTGCTAATTCAGCTTTTTTATATGCCTCTATCATATGTAAGCAATCTTCTCTTGTATATGCCATTATAAGCTCACTCCTTTTGATAAAACTCTTCTTTTTTGTACCTTCACATTCTTTTTGGTTGCTTCAACAGTATATTTTTTATTTAAGTTTGGATTTGCTATTTTTAACGCTGCATAAGCATAGTTTCTTAAATCCAAAGGCTCATTTCTTTTTGTTCCTATAACTTTCCATATAGTCTTTTTAACTCCTTTTTCCCATACAGTTGTCTTAACCTCAGATGTTAATCCTTTAAAATATACTTCATCATATCCCCTATCTATATTACTTGGAAAGTGCATATACATAGAACCAGGTTCATTTATTTTCAATCTAGCAAGTATTGTTTCTTTACCAGTATTTACTCCAAGTGTAAATAAGGATATTTGCATTCTATTTGTTCTTGATGGTTTAGATACAAAAGCTACCCCATCTCCGCCTTTCCCTTTTACTCCAAATACTCTTCTAAATTCTCTCGGCTTGATGTATTGATATGCTTCCTGAGTATAATGGCCCCCAGTATCTATACAAGTACATAAAATTCTTATCTTTTCTCCATTATCATAACTAAACTCAGTTTCCAAAAATCTATCCAATTGTTCCCATACATCATTTTGTCCAGGAGAGCCTATAAACTGTTTATAATAAATTCCCCAAGATTCTTCACCTAATCCCCAACCTACAACTTCAATTTCTAATCTATCGTCTTGAATGTCAACACCAGCAGTTAAAACTTGAACTTGGTTAGGAATTTCAGCACTATATTCTTCTTTTCTTTTTGAAATATCCAAAAAATCAATTTTTTCTACTTTTTCTTCCCATGTTTGACCAAGACAAGTATTAGTAAATACTTTCATCATCTGAGCATTACCTTTTGCTGCTTTGAATTTTTTTATAATTTCTGGCCAGGTTGAAAAAGGACTGTATAACTCCGAAATATGAAAACCTCTAACACTCCAATCCTCAATTTCTTCTTGTGATTGCCATATTCCATGAATCATATTTCTTTTCCACTCATGTTCAGAGGATATTTCTAAACAATCGGAACATTTATGCCCAACAGGTTCAAAAACTATATTTCTCCATTCTAATTTTTGAAAAGAACCACACTTAGGACAAGGTATATAAAATTCTTCTTTTGTTGAATTTTCATATTCTTTTTCTATTCTTGATTCCCCTTTGATTGTAGGTGTGCTTGTTATAACTATTTTCTTATTCCAGAAAGTTTTTGTTCTTTCTATCGCTAAGTTTAAAGGATCACCCTCTCCTCCAACATCACTTTTGAATCTGTCTACTTCATCAGCAAGTAATATTCTAAGAGGTCTGCTTGATAATTCTGCTGCTGAATTACTTCCAACAAGTGTGATATATCCACCAACAAATTCCTTTTGTAATTTTGTATCTCTACCATCAACCTTATTCAAAATTTTATTTTTGAGTTGAGGTGTACTCTGTATCATGTCATCTAATCTTGTACTAGAAAAATCTTCTGCTAAATCTTTAGTTGGCAAAAGATACATGATAGGAGCAGGGTCATAATCGGCGTAATAACCAAAAACATTCAGTAAAATTTCAGTCTTAGATAACTGAGCTCCATACATCATTACAATTTTACTTGTTTTTTTATCTGAGATAGCTTTCATTACTTCTCTTTGAAAAGGTACTCTATCTGTTTTCCATCTTCCAGGTTCAGCTGATGTCTTAGAACTTAAAATCCTATACGAATCAGCCCAAGTATCTATAGTCAACTTTGGAGGAGGCTTCAATGTTTGGAATATGTCAGCAAATAGATTAATTGTTTTTCTTAGACTTGGATTTTCTATTAGATCCTTTTCCTTTGATTTTTTCATCTTCCACCTCTTCTTCATCTTCCAGGATTATATTTTTATTTTTAAATAACTCTGGGCTATAATCACTTAACTCCAGCAAAACATCTTCTATAGAACTCAAAACTATATCCTGGATATCTCCAAGATTATCGCAACCCACAATCAAAGGGGCGATTTTGTTAGGAACTGCTAACAATTTACCCTTTAAATTTGTAAGCATAACTGTCATAACTTTCTTAACTATCTCTGCTGAATGCAGTTCATTTTTCAATTCTGATATTTTTATACTTTTTAGCTCTATATCTTTTTCAATTTTTTCAGTTTCTTTTTTGAGTTTTGTGTCTTTCAAATCAACATCAGCTGAGTTTTGTTCTTTAACAAACTCAATGAAACCTTTTACACTCTCAACGAGTAAATATTTACCTCTAGTTCCACTTTTCTTTACAATGCCGTCTTGTGCAAGCATACGGATATATCTATCACTCACCCCAAACATTTCCGCAAGTTCAGGGCTGCTAACGATTTTTTCATTTGTGTTCATTTTTCACTCCTTTGGAACGGAAATTGTTAAATTTTTGGTCAATATTCAGATGGAGCTCGGGACTCGCGAGACCCTCATAACTTTTTTATATTCTGAAAGAACCTACTTTTTGTTTTGGCGGAGAGTACAGGACTCGAACCTGTAAATCCATTCGGATAACAGCTTAGCAGACTGCTCACTTACCAATTAGTGTAACTCTCCATATACCTTATGCCTTTTCTTTGTGCAGCTGCATACTTTATTTATTCCTATTTTCTTTCCACACTTACCACATATCTTCATTAACATAATTAACCTCTTGAAATAAAAAAAGAGAACTCAAAAGGTTCCCTAAAATTTATACTTTTTCTTCACTTTTTTAAAAATGATAAATTGAACTTCTAATACTTAAAATTTTATTAAAAATATTAGTTTTATATTTTTCATGCTCTCCATCTTGTGCCTCTAAAGATATAGCAAGATTTTCAAATTCAGATTTTAAATCAGATATATCATTTAATTTGAAAAATTTAGAATGTTTATCTTTTGATAAATAATATAGAATATTGCTTATCCTTCTCTTATTTATTAAATATTTAGTATGATTCTCTTCTGAGTAAAGTAATATTTCAACAAGTGTTTCTATTTTTAACAATTCATTATTTAACATTTCTTTAACTTGGCTACTATCAGAAAACTTTACTTGAAAAATATATGAAAAATATATTATGATACATATGTTTATAAAACTAAATAATAAATCTAATTTTTCATAACAACTCATATTTTATCAACCTCATTATTTTCTGGAATTGCTTCTACAATATATTTTTCAACATCATCTATTAATTTTTTTTCATCATTTGATATTATTTTAATCTTTTTTAATAAATCTTCTTTTTTAAATTTATTTTTCCTAACTAATCCTCCAAATGCTTCTTCTAAAAAAGAAGAACTATATCCAAATCCACCATCTAAATTAATTGTCAAAATATCATTATCCTGCAAATTTTTTAGTAATTTTATTAATACTTTTTCTCTAAAGTCTTCTCCTGAATAAAGACCTGTTCTAACTCCTGGAGTCTTTGTGTATTCGTTTGCGATACTATATTTCATATTGTGTTTACCTCCCAATAAAACAGTGTTCCTTTTATTTCATCTCTTAAATCAAAATTTTCATTAAAATTGAAACATGCTTTTCGTGATATTATTTTTAAATTTATTATCTCACCATCTAACATCTTTTGATGTATATTCGGTAGTCCTTTGTTTCTATTTTTTTGACGAGTAGAACTTAATGGAAAACTTCCTGATAAGGCCATTTTTAATATAACTGAATCAGAAAACTCTTCACTTAATTTAAATTTTTGATTATTGTTAATGGACCATAAAAAATTTTGATATCTAATAGTTGTTGTTATTCCTAAACCAGTATCTAAAAATACAAATTTAACTTTTTCCCCTTCAACTTCCAAATAAAAATACCAATTATTACTTATTTCAGAATCATTATAAGCATGTTGTTTAGTATTATCCATCAATTCTAAAAGCATTGAATACAAAGCTTTCTTTGCAGTTAAAGATATTTTAACATTTTTATCATCTAAATATGAGATTATATCCACTATTGTTTGTTGTTCTACATCTTTCCCTTCTATTATTTTAAAATTAAAAAAATCTTCATTTTTATTATTAGCAAAACCACAATTTTCCAAATATTTTTTTATATCTAAATTATTTGGATAGTATGCTTCTAATTTTATTTTTCTATGAGTTTTTCTGAGTAATTTTAAAATAATATGAGTATAAATCAAAGCACTAACATCTATAAAATTCACATTACTCATATCTAAACATAAAATAGTTGTTTTAGAATTTACTCTATCTTCTATAGAATTTATAAATTCTATAATAGAAGTATAATTATCTAATAGAGAAAAGTTTTCAGGAAGGAATATATGAATTCTATCATAATTATTTCTTCTGTTTGTTTTATGTGTTGCTTTTTTCTTGTTTCTTCTCTTATTTTTTTCAATATCTTTATGTTTAGACACTTTATTATTCCCCCCTCAAAAAATATATATCCATTATACAATAAAATTTATATGTTTTCTATAAAAAATAAAAAAGACTTTTTTATGAGAAGTCAATAACTCATCTCTTCTTGGGGGGAGAGAAACAAAAAATTTAAACTTTCATTTAAACTTTTTATATATTAACATATTATCACATTATTTTTTACCTGACAATAACCCTATTTTTACCCCTTTTTTACCCTGTTTTTACCTTTTTTAAAATTCTATTAGCCTTTGAGTTTTAAAATGTATCTCCAAAGCCCCTAAAATTCTATTTCTTATTCCATAAGTGCTTTTTAGAGAAATTTTAAGTATATCAGCTATTTCTTCATATGTTTTTTTATCAAAGTATTTCATTTTTATAAAATTATAATCCTTATGGTCTTGCACCATACTTAAGCACTCATCTATCCTAAAAATTATTTCCTCATAACGACTTATATTATTAGAAATTCTTTGTTTAAGTTCTTCTATCTGCTCCATTTCACTTTTAAAGTCATAGCTGTTCCCACCTTGTCCACCAGGTCCACATGATTTTTTTATTTGTGGATTTTTTAAATTTTCTATTTCTACTTCTATCCTTTTCTGATATTTTGGATAGTTTTTTAATATTTCTTCCATTTTTCTAAAAACAATCTTTTGCTTTTGTGTTGCCATTATCTCACTCCTTTATCAATTCAGGATTTTCATAAATATTCCCTACAACTTCACAAATATGTGCGTATTCGCTCAAAGATAAAGAATATTCTTCAGTTTCTACTGTAAAACTTCCATCTTCAAAAACAACTTTAAAGTATTTTTCTCCAAAACTTTCAAATAGAATATCGCCTTCATAAATTTCTTTTTCCCTCATATCTTTTAATCCTGTGTATTCCATAAGGTCTATATCATAAAAACTTCTATAATTATACTTATCAAAATATGCTATTTCTTTCTGTAAATCTATCATCTTTACTGTATACATTTCCTTGAATTTTTCAAACCAAGCTCTAAATTTAATCTCTCTCATTTTCTTCCTCCCAATCAGCTATGTCTTGAATATAATTTCCATTATTTTCACATTTACAGCACTCTACAAATTCTTCTTCTGTTGTTTCTAATGTCATTTCACAAATTTCACACATTCCATCTTTATCAAAATATGCATCTACATGTCCACTAATCCCTAATTTAAAATCAGTTCCTCCACATTCTTTACACTTCCACATTTTTAATTCTCCTTTTTATTCATCTGTTAACACTAAAATTAAAACTAAAAATATTATTAAAAATATCATTTATCTCCTCCAATCTCTCTCAAATATTGATTAATCATGATTCTGGTTCTTTTAACAGCACTTTTATTTATATCTACTTTTGAAAATACTCTTTTCTTAGAAGTTTCTTTTAATTCTTCCAGTAATTCAAAACATTTCTTAATAACGATATCTAATTTTTCTCTATCTGTCATAACTGCTCCTCCAATCTTATTACACTGTCATCAATTTCTTTTAGCCACATAACTTTAAAATCTTTAAAAGCATTAACTACATCAGTTATCATAGACTTTAAAACTACTCCAATCATATTTCTTTTATGAAAATTAATAGTTCCAAACATCATAAACACATAAAACATCGTTCTAAGAAGTTCTAAGTTATCTTCAGTTTCAGTATGTTCACATGCAGCAAATACTTCATCCAAAACTTTTAGTATTTCTTTTTCTGCTTTATAGTTTATATATTTTTTGAACTTATCAACTATTTTGTCAGAAACTTTTATAGTCCTGGTCAATATAGCCTTATAGTATCTATTTAAGACCATATTATCTTTATCCCAAAGTTTTCTATTAATTTTCAAGTATTTATTTATTAAGTACATAAGTGTAATGCCTTGCATATCTCCATCTTTGTGAGTAATTCTTATCTTATTCATAATTTACTCCTCATATTCTTTAATAAAATTATCCAAAATATCTTTAGCTATTTCATAATTTTCGCTAAAAACATTTCTAAAAATAGAATCTAATTCAAAAGCATTTTCTATGCTTAAATCTTTTGCTATCTCAGAAATAATTTTACTCCATTCAACACCTAAATCTTTTTCTAAATCTTCAATATCAGTAAAATAAGAAATTTTATTATCTCTTTCTATAATCCATTCTAAATATTTAGCTGCTTTCTTATAATCTTCCTTACCATTTTTTTTCTCAGCTCTTATTAAATATTTAAGAATATTCCCAAGACAAAAAGCAACAAAACCTTGTGTCCCTAATACTCTTTTGATTATTTCTATACTTTCAACCCCACAACCAAGTTTATAGTGATTTGGATTATTTACATTGTCTATATTTTTATTTTCCATTTACTATCCTCCTAAACAAGCCTTTAACATCATATAAGCATCTGCAACATCATCACTATCTGCTATTTTTCCTGTAAGTTCATTGAATTTATTCATCATAAATTCTTTTTGTTTTTTTCTCTCAAGTGGTAAATTATCAAATTTATTTTTCCAAAACACAGCTGGGACTAACAGCAAATCTATTTTTAATTTTTTTAGATTATATGTAAGCATTCCTCTTATCTCAGATAAAATAGATAATATACTAGAATTTAATCCTAAATATACATCCTCAATAACAACTAAATCTATTGCTGCACCTTTTATCTTTTTTGAAGTCTCTAATACATTTACTATTTCATTAACAATCAAATATCCTCTTTCTCTAAAATCCTCTAATTCAACTTTTATAGTTTTCCATCTCACAATTTTTCCTTTGCATGAATAAGCAATACCAACAGATTTTGTAGCTAAATCAACACTCAATATATTTAATTGTTTTATATTAGAAGGAATATGAACTTGATTTCTAGGTTGCTTAACTAATCTATTTCTTTCTTTTAGTTTTAGTTCAGTTTGAATTCTTTTTATTTTTTTTCTTTGAACTATATCAATACAAGTTCCTTTTCTAATTTGATTGAGAGTAGCCATTTGAACGTTTTTAGTTTCTATAAATTCAATATCATAGCAGTAATTAGTTTTTTCTTTAAACAGATATCTAATGACATAAAATTCTTCATCAATTTTATTTTTAAATCTTTTATCTACTATTTCATTAACATCTATTTTTTTTCCCATATTTACTCCAATTCAAACAATTTTTGTTTTACTTCAACTTTATATAGATTCATAGGTTTTATTTCTATATGTTTCTCTATTAATCTTAATATTTCTTCAAATGGAAGTATTGGAGCTTCTTTATTATCTACTTTAAAGATATAATAAATATCTTCTGCAAGATTCTTTAAAATTTCTTGTGGTTTTTCTTCTTTAAAATTTTTTTCTATTATTTTTTTTAATTGAACTAAATCTTTCAAAGGAATAGTTTTAAAGTCTTTTTTGCAACCATAAATATTAGCAATAGTTTCTACTGTTTTTTCAAAACCTATTAATATTTTTTCTTTTTCAGGAAGTTCTTTAATAAATTGTTCTAACTTTTCAATATATTGAATAGTTGCTCTTCTCACATATTTGCTTTCTCTTAACAATACCTGTTTAGCTTGGTTAAGAGTTAAGATAAACATAGGTTGTTTTCTGTTCCATTGATCTTTATAAGAGGTCTCCAAAATTTTTTGGACATCTATTTCTTCCTCAAATTCATCACGAATTATATCTAACAAGGTATCGTGCCGTAATTCTACATAACTTTCTCTTTTAATTTCAGCCTCCGTTAACATTCTATTTTCTTTTTTTATTTTGTATTCTTCTTTTCTAAATAGATTTATTTGCTCCAATAATTCCAAACTTGTCATTTCATTTTTATTTATCAACTCATTCATGTATTTTCTCCTTTACTTATATAATTCTTCTTCATTTTTTCTATAAATTTTATATAATCTCCTTAATTGTTCTTGAGCTTCTAGCTTTAATTTATTAAAATACCACTTATTTTTTTTTACTAAACTTAATAATTCACTAGAAGTCTCTGTGAATAAACACATATAATAAAATTCTATTATTTGCATATTTTCCTTTCTATACCAATATTTTATTTAATATATACTATATTAGTATAATTTCTTTATATTTGAATTTAGGTTACCGTTCTAATTAAGATGAATTGAAGTGTTGGATTAGTTTTTTAATAAAGTTACCCTTAAGTTACCGTTTTGGTTACCGTTCAACCTAGCATTTTATGGGAAAGGTTACCGAGTTACCGTATTTTTTCATTTTTTCTATATTATTTTAGGTATATAGTTAAATTTAATATATATACCTAAATATTTATCTGTCCTATGTTGATTTTTGTGGTAACTCGGTAACACTCTCCATTTTATCGTATGTCTAGCGGTAACCTTTATGGTAACCAACAGTAACCTTTTTTATTTTATATTGGTATCATTAAATAAAAGCAGTAACCTTATCTATTTTATTATTTTAAATTTAGCTATTTTATATGTTTTTGCTTCTCCTGTAAAATTATCTTTAATCTTCTTAACTTCACTATTTGAAACTATAAATTCCTCTTCTACAAGTTGCTTTCTTAAAGTTTTCATATCTAATAATTCAAGTGTAGAATTAGTTTTTCTTTTCTGCTCATCAATAGCTGTATAAAGAAGTTGAAATCTAGCCCAATGTTCATTAGGAGTTGATACATAAAAACTTTCTAAGTTTTCTATTCCAGCATCTTCAACTAATTTTAAAAGTTCAATAAAATTATCAGTAGTTGTATACTCTTTTGAGAAATCTGTATTTAAGAAACTTACAAAATTAGTTATGATTTTCATATCTATCTTTAAAACTCTTGAGAGGGCTTTTAAACCTTTTAACAAACAATTTAGGTTATATAATTGCCTTTCATCTTTTACTTTATCTAAAATCGTACTGTCAGTAGCTATAACACCATTTTCAAGTCTATCCATTAGAGCCGTTTTACCAAGTTTTTCTAAAATGTCACTATTTTTAAGTTTTTTATAAATTTCAAAATCACCTTTATTCTTCTTTGTAAGACTTGTACTTATCATTCTATTTTGAATACTCACATCACTTAATTTAGTTTCTCCTGATATAATCAGTGGAGTACATAAATGAAACTCAGCTAACTTATTTGTTGTATTTCCTTGATTTATAATTTTGTTATCATAAACAGATCTAATAGTTGAGTATAAATCATTCATCTTCTCAAGTTGAAATTTACCAGTTATTTTAACTTCATCTATAGCCCAAGGTGTTATATTTGAGCAACTACTGAAGCTTCTTATTTGGTGATTAGATAGAGTAGATAAACTTTTTATGTTTTCTCTTCCACCAAACAATAATCTTGAAATAAATTCAACATATTCTGTTTTTCCAATACTTGTTGTTCCAGAAACTTCTAAAATAGGATAGGTCCCTTGAGTATGAAATCTACCTAATGCCCAACAAATACCTAACAAAGATTGATTTACATCACTTCTCATATGAATTAAATTCTTTTCTAGCCATTCTTTATCTTCAGTTGTTAGTGCTTCTATTTCAGAAATTTTTGTAATTTTTAAATCTCTCTTATCACAAACAACATCTGAATCTTCATCATAGTATTTATTGTTCCTTATCCCATAGTAGTCTATCTCTTCAATATATTTTTCCTGGTTCTCTTCTTTCAACCAATCTATAAATTTTGGAATAGTTGATGGACTAGCTAAATATACTCCCATATTTTCTGCTATTCCTTTTATTGATAAAAGCTCAGAAATTCTAGCTTTGAATTTTCTTTCTCTTCCATTATTTATAGATTTTCCTATTAAAAAATTTTCAGAGAAAGCATTAACTTCTACCAAAAAATTGCAAACTCTTGTAGCTTCTTCTCCACCAAAATATGTATATCCACCATCATCAATCTTAAAACTTTTAAACCTAGTTTTTATTTGGGAAAGTTTATTTAATAAATATTCATAAACTTTATCTTTTCCATTCTTCATTAAAACTTCATTGACATCTTTCTTTTTATGAAAATAAGTTTTATAAAGTGGTATTAATAAATCTCTTAATTCATGAACAATTCTTTTTCTTGCTTCTATTCCAGCTTCATCATCATCTGTTGCAATGATAATTTTTTGAAATTTACTAAGCCAATTTTTTTGTGCTTTAATACATTTAATATTTGTAGCTCCAGAAGGTAAAGATACAGTATTTTCTACTCCCGCTTCTAAAGCACTAAGTAAATCTATTTCACCTTCAACAATAACTAAGTAATCAAAATCTGTTATATTTTGCCAATTTAAAAGATAGTCTAAGCAACTACCTTTTTCACTCCATAATTTTTTATCTAAATTTCTATATTTAATACCAACAACTGTTTCTCCATTAGTAACAGGAATCATCATACTTTCATGAGAACCCATTCTATATAGTCTATTAATGTTATCTTCGTTTTCTATACCTCTACTTTTTAGATAGTCAATCCATTTTTTATTTAATTTTTTTGAGTTATATATTAAAGAAGAAAAATCATAGATTATCTTTTCTTCTGTTTTTTCTTCTATTCCATTAATATTTAACTCTTTTTGTATCTCTGGAAATTCACTTATATGTCCACTTTTCCCAGTAGCATGACACATATATTTTCCAGTATTTACATTTACAGAAAAGCAAGGATTATCCTTTTTAACTTTTTGGCAGACTGGACAATAGTCCAGTCTAGCCTCATTTCCATAATGTTTTATTTTCATAATTTCCCTCCACTAGAACGGAAATTCTTCAGGTAAATCCTCGTTCTTTTCTTCTGTTTTTTCCTCAGTATGATAATTATTTGGTCTTTCAACAGAAGCAGCATTTTCAAATTTCTTTTTAAATCTTTCATATATTTCTGGATTCTTTTTGTTTTGAATTTCATCAGCCGTTTTCTTACTTTGAATATCATAATATCCAATGATGTTATATCTTAAATACTCTCCATTTAAACTAACTTCTACTATCACACCAATTTTTTTATCTGCAAGTGCAGGGATAAAAATTTTGTTTGGACTTTCTATTGGAACCAGGTCCTTATTTTTTAACTTACATAAATAAGTTAATTTATTTAATTTCTTTCTAGCATATTCATTTTCAGTTCCATCAGCTTTTATAAAAAACTCTACTGGATAAAAGTATTGTTCTTCATCAGTTTTTAAAACTAATTTAAGTCCTTTAGATTGAGAACCATTTTTACCACTTATTATTAATGCTTCCTCAATAGTACAATTATATACACCACTCTTATTTACAGATGTACTTTGTTCTTTTGTTTCCTCTCTTAAATCTTCTTCGTTTTCTGTCCATAAATTCATCATATTTGTTTCCTCCTATCATTAATTAAAATATTCATTTGATTTTTGTATTACATAATTTAAGTCATTAGGAATTCTTAATTCATTAAACATTCCTTTAGGACTTTTACATGTATCATTGCCATTGTTTTGAGTTCTAAAATAATAAACTCTATCTTCAACTTCTGTTGCTAAAACTATAGTAAATCTACCTTCTAGACAAATCTTTTCATCTATTAATTTACCTATAGTTTTCGCTTTTTTTCTTCCATCATCTGCAACTTCTATATGTTGTAAAAAAATTATATTTATGTCTTCTCTCATAGAGTTAGCTTTATCAATTAAGTTATAAAAATTTTGACCAATTTCAGTAAACTTTTCAAAACCTTTTTCTTTTGCTCTTCTCATAAATTCATTTGCCATGACATATTGTGAATCATCTATAATGATATTTTTTATTTCTTTTTCCTTATCTAAAGTGCTAAGAATCTTAATAATAACTTCTGCTTTATCACTTATAAATCTATTTCCTTTTGGATTTTCTTTACTTCTTAAAGGATATTTTTTTTTATATTCCTTAAACGGTAATGGCTTATCTACTGCTTGAATAATGAAAGTTTCTTTTTCATTTAAATTCTCAATACTTGTTGATTTACCTGTTCCACTTTCTCCAATAATCATTATCATATTTGCCATATTTCTCACTTCCTAATTAATAAAATTAACTTTCCTATAAGTTTTTTAGTTGCTTCTATGTCTTCTAAACTGTCATGAGCTGCAAATTCAATTCCAAAATGTTTGCACCAAGTTTCAAGTTTATTATTTTCTAAAACTGGTAATACTTCAGCTATTTGTAATAATCTAATTGAGTATAAAGGATCTAACATAGAAGAATCTAAATAACTAAATAAGAAATTATTACCATATCTTTGAAAAAAAGCTTTCAATATGTCAACATCAAACCTTACATTGTATCCAGCAACTATAAATTTATCTGTTCTGTCATACTTATCAACATATTTATCAAGAATGTCTATAAATTGTTTATAAACTTCTTTTTCTTCTATATATTTATCTGTTTTCAATTCTTCTAATGTTCTTCCTTGAACTTCCAAAGCTTTTTTATTTACTTCTGAATTTTCAAAAGGTTTTATGTAAAAATTAAATTTTTCTACATCTTTTTTATCAATTCTTATTATTCCTGAAAGTTGTATTAGTGCAGATTTTTCTGGATTAACTCCACCTGTTTCTGTATCTATAAAAATTATCTTATTCATTTATCCCCCTTACTTTATATTTAAACTATTCTTTTCTACTATATTTGCACCTTGAACATTTTCTCCAGCTTCAATAGCTTTCTTAATTTCAGTTTTTGAGATTTTTTCTTTTGTTTCTATCTCGATAAACTTTTTATCTATTAAACTCTCATCATAGATATTTACTGATTTTGATTTTCTTAAACTTAGATTTCCAAGTTCTGTTTCTATTTTAGTAATTCCCATCATTTCCATATTTCTAACTATGTATTCTTTTCTACTATTTATTTGATTAGAAACAGATTTTTTTAAAGCTTGAAGCCTTTTTATTTCTTCATCAACTCCATTCAACATTGCCTCAGAGTTTTTAAAAGACTTAATTATACCTGCACCTTTTGTTTGTAATTGTATTTTTAGTTCTTGCTCTAAAATATCAATTACACCATCATCTTTTACTTCTCCTGTTTCTTCATCTATACAACTTAAAAACAATTCATCTAAAGCTCTCATTTCACTTGTTATTTCATATAATTTCATTATTCTTCCTCCCATTCCAAATCGTTATAAGCATATCTAACTGCTCTATCTATAATTTCTTGTCTTGATAAACCACTTTCTTCAACCATTTCATCAATGTACTCAAGAGTTGAGTGTCTAATTCTTACTACTTCAGTAAGTCTTCCAGTAACTCTCTTTTCCTTTTTCTTTGGTAATGTAAACATGTTCTTCCTCCATTTTTTATAAAAGTCTCATTGGCATAACTATATAAGTTATGTTGCAATTACTGAATTTAATAGCACTATTAGATGTACTTAAACTTATATTAAAAAATTCATTTTTTATGTATTTTAGCCATAAATCAATGTATTTAACATTTAAGTTAAATTTAACATCTAATTTATCTTTGTTATATTCAAATAGATTGTCTAGTATTAATTTTGAGTCCTCATTTGGATAAGCTTCAACTCTCACTTTGTTATCTTTAAAAATAAAATATTTTCTTGTATCAAATTTTGTTAGTTTTAGCATTTTCCAAACTATATCTATTTCACCTTTATTTATAAAATTAGCCTTTAAAGATGTTGTATATTCATAGCTTTCAATAACTTTTTTTATATTTAATGCTTTTTTGTTTAGAGCTTCATATTCTGTTATTTCAGTTCCTATTTGAATAGCTAATTTACCATTATTTAATATTGCTATTGTTTCTGCTTTAAAAAATTCATTTAATAAAGTTATAGAGTACAGGTTTGCCGTATCTATACCTTTTCTTTCTTTATCAGTATCTTCTACTGCAAACAATCTATATGTATCTGTAAACCCTATATATTTTCCAGATACTATTATTCCTTTCATAGTTTCATTTTTAACTATTTCTTTAAACTTTAGTAAATCTTTTATATCTTCTTTATCAAAAGCTAAAACAATTTTATTTCTATTCAAAGATAAATATTCTCTTATATTCAACCTTTTTTCTCCTTTCTTATTTCTGCCAACTTAATTTTAATCTTAGCTATATTCAATCCAGTTTTGGTTAGTTCTGGAACTGAACTTATTAATCTACATTTATTAAGAACCTTTAATTCGTTTCTAGTTACACAAATTAAATTTTCAATACTTAAATTGTTTTTATCACCATCTGCAAAGATAATCACAGAGTCTTTTGGAATCTTCTTCTTGTGATGTTGTTCCCATACAACTCTATGTTTCAGAGCCCATCTCTTCCACATACTACCTTAATTAGAAACTTTTATGAGTGTATAACCTTCTGCATCAACTCTTTCACTTCCAACAGGTCTCCAATTCTTAGGCTTGTGTCCTTTTTTAAAAGAAGTTCTGTTAGCTCCCATATACCCTTTCTTTCCTTTATTCCAAGGAATATAGTTTTTTTTAAATCGTCCTAGAGTTCCAGTATTAATCTTTTTTCGGCTTAGTAAACTACTTAATTTGTTAACCGTCATGTCTAAATCATATTTTTTATTAAATATTTCAGCTATTTCCTTATAGGTTTTTCCTGGAGCAATTTCCTTTAAAAAATCTATAATATCATCTGTATATTTTCTTTTCATTTTTTAACCTTCCAACATCTTTGGTAGCTTATTATCAGCATTTAACATATCATCTTTAAATTTTGCTGCTCTTAAAGCTAAATCACCATTACTTATAATTACATTTGCTATCTTTATCATGGATTCGCTTCTAGCCATTTCTTTTTCAAGTTCTTCAGATGATATATTCTCTTTACTTAAATTATTCAACTGTTCAAATAGCTTTGTATTCAAATCAGATAGTGTATTCATTCTTTTCTCTCCTTCCAATCCATTTCTTCAGCTTCTTTCTTTTCTTTATATAACTTGATTGCCATGCCTTTTGCACTATAATTTCTCATACCTATTACTTTTTCTCTACTTCTCTTTTTATATGCGGCATCTGCTTTACTTTTATCTCTCCAATACTGTTTTTCACAAGCAGAAGAGCAGTATTTTACTCTTTTATCTTTTGGATCTATAACATAGACATGAGTTCCACAATGAGCACAAACAAACTCTCTTGGGCAATCTATGTTTTTATAAAACTGATTAATATTGATTCCCATTTTTTCACCCCTTGAATTTTTATAAGATTTAATATATAATTCAAGTAAAGTAAATACTTGAATACTTTTCTTAAACATCTGATTTGGTTTGGTCGCCTGGTTCAGATGTTTTTCTTTTATTTATAACCAATATTGCTGCTAAAAGTATTGCTAATTTTTTCATAACTCTTCTCCCTTGTGTTTATCAAACCAGTCTGGAAGCTTATCTTTAATCACTAAGTGCTTGACACCAATTTTTATGTAAGGAAAATCGGCATATTCTCTTGCAATCTGTTTCAGCTTTTGTAATCCTATGCCAGTTAATTTAGCTGTTTCGGGCATTGTTAACATCATCTTTTCTTCCATAATTCCTCCTTACACACATTCCATTAAAATATCAAAAGGTCTATTTATACAGAACCAAAGAGTTTTCAGTAACCATTTCACTTTGTATTTAATTACATCTTTTAAAGATGCTCTTGCAAAATTTTCATCTTCATTGATTTTCATTTTTACCCTCCATTTTTTGATATGCTTCCATTACTGTTACTACATCTTTTAATTTTGCAGTAGCGGGAAATGGTATTATCTTTATTAATCTTAAAAATTCATTTCTATGTACTCCCATTTTTATCCTCCTTTAATGTTTCATACCACTATAAAGTTTTTCTAAATTTTCTAATGCCACATCTCTCATTTCATGCTTACTAACTACTAAAACATCTTTGATATTTGAGTACCAAATTTCAGCTATTTTTTTATCAGAATAGTGACTGTAGTCAATTCCTAATAAGTCCATTTGAGGTTTACCTCTTAGTACAACCAATCCAAATATTATCTTTGCTTCATGATTTTTAAAATATAAATCTTTCATAATAAAATCCTTTCTTTTTTTGTGCTATAATCATCTCAAAGGAGGTGATTATTTTGAATATAAAATTTCCAAAACAAGCAACTGATTAGTAAAGGGACTTTTGCTAAATTTTCTGAAATTCTTAACAAATACCCAGATATAATTAATTCTGCTAGCTCACTAATACTAAAATGGCTTTCTTCTACAAATTAGATTTCCTCAGACTCTGTTTCTTTAAATGTTATTGAAATAGAGTCTATTTTTACATCTCCCATTCTTTTACTCTCTATATCTATTTTTTTAATATTGCCAATATGTGTACAAGTTATTTCAACTTTTTTTCATTTTCTAAAATTTTATTTTCTTTCATATCCTCTCCTTTACCAAGGCTCAAATGCACTACATAACTCAGTACCATCACAATCAGAATAGATGCAGTCAGCACATGTACGACCTTCTCTACGATATCCATTTGCATACTCATCATCTGTTCTGTTATCATTTGCCATTTCATCTTCTAGTTCTTCATCTTGTAAATCTTCATTTTCTAATTCTTCTTCATAATTTTTGTTCATGTATGTATCCTCCTTGTATTTTGTCCTGAATATGAGACTAATTAATTAAAAAAAATTCTTTTAAATTATCAATAGCCAAAATATCACTTAAAATACGAACTTCAGCTATATTAAAATTTGCTCTACCATTTAATTTTGCATTTAATGACTGTGCTGTTAAATTTAACTTTTTTGCTATTTCTAGTTGTGTCATTCCCATTTCTGTAATTCTTCCTTTTAATTTTAATAATTTCATTCTTTACCTCCTTTGTTCCATATATGAAACAGTATAAAGCATAAAAATCTTTTTGTCAACCTATTTTTGAAAAAAAATTTATATTTGTCTTTTTTATAATATAAGTATAAAAAATTAGTTGCATAAATTAAAAAAATATTGTATAATTATCCCAATCAGATAATTAAAGGAGGTTTTTATGGGTTATAATATAGAAGATATAGTCAAAGTTCTTAAATCTAACAGAGAAAAATTAAATTTATCTTTAAGAGATTTGGCTGAAAAGACTAAAATAAGTGCTTCTACTTTACAAAGATATGAAACCGGTGAGACTGTAATCCCTCTTGATAGATTTCAAGTCATTTGTAATGCCTTAAGTTTGGATGCAGAAAGACTTTTAATGTCTAATGCTAAAAAAATTCCACCAATTACTAAAATGGAATATATTAATAAAATTGAGGAAGTTAGAAAAGAAAAAGGTTTGAGCAAAAATGAAGCTAGGATAGACCTCAATTTAACAGAATGGATTCATGAAAAATCTAGTGATGATATCATATTAGGAATAATGACTGAATGGAAAATACCAATTACTAAAAATTCTTTTTATTTATCAAATAATAAAAATAGTATTTTATTTAAACTGCAAGCGGAATTCATAGATAAAACTAATGGCTTATCTGAAGAAGAAGCACAAAAAATTAAAGATTCAATTATGCCAATAATAGATTTATTGGTGAATAAAAAATAAATTAGGAGGGTTTTATATGAATGAATTATTTAAATTAGTTACTAAGATTGACCTTTTAAATTCTAAAGGGGAAGTTGTGTCTTGTGGGTCAGGTTTTTTTTATGCTGTTGGCATTGATGGTTCTGAAGCTCACTTACCTTGCATAATTACAGCAAAACATCTTTTAGATAATCCGGATTACAGTAGTTATCGTTTCTTGGTTCAAAGTACTAATGACTTTACAAATGAAGTTTCTCAAATTGAAATTATTTTTGCTGAAAAAGATGTCGATGTTGTAGAAAATGAGTTTAAAGATTTGGCTTTGATATATCTTAAAAGTGTCATATTAAAAAAGTCAAAGAATTTTCTTAGACCTACATTTTTAAAATATGAAAATACAAGTAGTCCTTGGATTATGCATAACTTTCTAGCCACAGAAAATAATGCTTATGGACTTGACATTTATGAAAATAGAAAAATGATTAATTTACAAGATGATACTGTTAATATTTTAGGGTATCATTATGGCGACGATATTTATAAATTAAATTGTCCTATAGGATTATATGGATTATTAACAATGGATGCTTCTAAAAGTACTTTTATCGTGCAAGCTCCCGTGAATAAAGGGTCTAGCGGATCTCCTATTTTCGCTGAAATTAATGGCATGACTCAATTAATAGGGATAGTTTCAGAGCAATGCCATATAGGAGATAAACCTATAGAAGGCTTATTTTACGCAGTTTCCAGCCAAGGAATTTCTTTGCTAGAACAAATCATTATTGAAAAATTAGGTAGTTCTACAATAGAAAAAATAAAAGAACAAGTTTCCAGACCTACTTTTTTTACTAGAAGAAGATAGTAGAAATACAAGATTTAAATGGGGATTTTAATAAAATCACAGGTTAAAAAATAAACTACATACATTTTAAAGATAAATAAGAAAAGTTTATTTATAGTCAACAAATTTTTATAGAAAGTAAAATTTTTGTTGACAAAGTAAAGCTAATAGATTATACTAAATGTAACAAAGATGACTTGGCTATAGGGAGTTTTTCTCCTTGGCTATCAGGAAGCTCATTACATTAAGTAGTGGGCTTCTTTTATTTCAATGGAGGAAATATGAAATATGATAAACCTTTTTTAGACTATGATGAGAGAATAGAGAAACTAAAAGTTGATTATAATTTAAATATAACTAATAAAAGAATATTAGAAAAAGAGTTTCTAAAAACAGTTTCTTATTATGATTTAATTAATGGATATAAAGATTGCTTTATGATAGATGGAAAATTTCAAAATGAAAATATATTAACTTTATTTAGTTTTAGCTATTTAGATAAAAGATTTCAAAATATTTTATTTATGTATAGTATTTATGTTGAAAATATTTTTAAAACTAAAATCTCAAATTTAATAGCAAAAAATAAAGGTGTAGAATATGGGCAATATTTAGATATTAATAAATATACGGTTTCTAATCCAAAGAGAAAGAATAAATTATTAAAAACACTAAGTGATATAATTGCTATTCATTCAGGTACATCTGATTATGATGACAATCCAACTAAATATTATAGAAAAAACCATAATCATATTCCACCTTGGATTTTATTTAAAAACGTTAAGTTCACTACTGTAATAGATTTATTTTCTTTTTTAAATAAAAATGAAAAACTTGAAATTATTAATGAGTATCCTGCATTTAATAGCAGTAGAATTAGTAATGATGAAAAATTAGAAATGTTTAAAAATATGCTATCTATAGTTAGAAAATTTAGAAATAAAATTGCTCATAATTATAAATTTGTTGGAGAAACTCTTGATAAAAATTCTATCCATTTAGTAAATTTAATTAAAATAGATCCTTTTGGGATAATAAAAAAGAAAGATATCAAAATTAGGCGAGGAGCTTCAGATGTATTTAGTATGTACATTTCAATTTTATTTTTATTAGGGACAAGTTTTTTGAATATCTTATTTTTAACAGAAACATTAAATTTTAAAAGTATTATCAATATTAACAATTTATCAAATCAAATAAAAAAATATTTTTATAATTGTAATTTCCCAGATGATTTTTTTCAAAGAATAGAAACTATTATTACCAAAGAAAAGAAAATTATAGATACAATATTACAAAAATAAAAAACCTCTCAACTGCTACCAACAGATAAAAGGTTTATAGAGTGTGGTACTCTTCTATATCTTACTAATTGGATTATATCACACTCTTGCTTTTTATGCAATTTGAAAGGAGTGTGATTTTATATGGCAGGCAGAAAAGCTAATGGAGAAGGTACTATCTCTACAGTTATAAGAAATGGCAAGACTTATTATAAAGCTAATATTACTGTTGGTTGGGATAGTAATGGTAAACAGATTAGAAAGAGTTTTGGCAGTTATAAAAAGTCTGTGGTGCTCGATAAAATGAACATTGCTAAATACCAAGCTAAGACTAATAGTCTATCCAATTCTGATATTACATTTGGAGAACTTTTTAAAGACTGGATCTTTAATTTTAAAAAGATAGAAGTTAGCCCCAATACTTTTTATGAATATGAAGCAAGTTATAGATTAAGATTAATGAACTATTCTATTGCTAGAAAAAAGGCTAATCAAATAACTTTAAAGGACTTGCAGCAATATTTTAATGAACTGCAAAAAGATTTTACTGCTAATACTATTAAAAAGACTTATATCCAAATCCATTCATGTATAAAGTTTGCTATTATACAAGGGATTATGATGAAAGATTTTTGTCCTGGTGTAACGTTACAGAAAATAACTAAAAAAGAAAATATAAATGTGTTTTCTAAGCAAGAGCAAGAAATGGTTATTAGAACTTTGGATAAAAGAGATATTGTTGACTGCTTAATTTACTTTACATTTTACACAGGACTAAGGCTAGGAGAGGTTTTAGGCTTGCAATGGAGCGATATTAAGGATAATATGGTTAAGATTAGCAGACAGTATAGAAGAAATGTAGATGTGGATAAAGTAGATGATAGGAAATTAACTTATACATTTAAAGAATTAAAAACAAAAAACAGTGCTAGAGAAATTCTGTTACCAGATAAGGTCCAGGAGCTGCTAAAAGATATCCCTCGACAAGGTAATTTAATCTTTTCTAACTTAGGAAAACCTATTGAGCCAAAAAAGCCTCAGAGAAGGATAGCTTCGATATGTAAAAAATTAAATATACCTCATAGAAGTTTTCATTCAATAAGACATAGCTACGCTACAAGATTATTTGAGCTAGACATTCCAATTAAGACAGTTCAAGTCTTGCTAGGTCATGGCGATATAGCTACTACTATGGATATCTACACACATGTTATGAAAGAGAAGAAATTGGAAGTGTTGGATAAACTAAATAACTTATAAAAAAATAAGAGATTCTTAATTGAATCTCTTTTAACTTTGTCTGTTGTTTGTCTGTTGTAATTTTTATATTTTATAGATATTTATAAAACTTTATTAAGTTTTTAGTTTTTAAAACTTACGATTTTTAGCACTTTTCAAATTTTATAAAATCTTACTAAATAAAATGGTGCCTAGGAATGGATTTGAACCATCGACCGTACGGGTATGAACCGTATGCTCTAGCCAACTGAGCTACCTAGGCATAATGGTGGAGATAAGCGGGATCGAACCGCTGACCTACGCAGTGCAAGTGCGTCGCTCTCCCAAACTGAGCTATATCCCCATATGTAATTTTGGAGCGGGAAACGAGGCTCGAACTCGCGACCCTAACCTTGGCAAGGTTATGCTCTACCAACTGAGCTATTCCCGCAAGATTTTTTTGAGCGTGGTGCGGAGAGAGAGACTTGAACTCTCACGTCTGGGACACTAGATCCTAAGTCTAGCGCGTCTGCCAATTCCGCCATCCCCGCATATATTCGATTTACTGGTGCCGCTTATCGGAGTCGAACCAATCACCTACTGATTACAAGTCAGTTGC